GCCATACCACAAGACTATATCTTGTGCCTGATGTTACTGGTTTAACTCTATGCCACACAAAACTAGGAAATACAATAATAGATCCTTTCGGTAATATCTCTTTACATTGTATCCTGTGTTTTGATTCGTCTCTCATGTGTGGATCATAGTTTCTAAAATCAAATTCTAATTCACCACCTTGATATTCTGAACCATCTGTTAACTGACAAGTCATAGATAGTTTTCTAATTTTACCATGTTCATTAGGACTGTTTGGTTTATCGTAAGGTTTATCCCAACTATCACAATGCCAATCATAATATTGATTTAATTTATATTTTGTAAACTGACAGGACTCAGAAAAATCCCAATCAAAATTCCAACCAGCATTTCTGTTAGCTTCGCGAACGTATGGATGTAACTCTTTATATATCCATCTATCATTTAACCATACTAAATCAGAATTTCTTTTTCTTTTTAAATCTTTAATTTCTTCTTTATTTAAAGGTTTATCACCTTTCTTTCTTCCATAACCACCGGTAATAGCCATTGTTTCTTTTTGTGCATTTGCGTATTTAATAACCTCATCACAAAATCTAGGTGTTAATGCTGATTTAAAATACCAGTAATGATTAGATATGTTCATATTTTATTTAATTCCAAAACTAAAGTTTTTCTATCTTCGTAGGGAGAATATTTAGGAACTTTATGATACAATACAGAATTAAAAATTAATGCATCATTTTGATTTACCTTTACAAAACCATCTTTAAATTGAGTTCCACTATTTTTTTTATTTGTTTTCATATAATAAACTAAAGAGTAATCAGAATCGTGATTATGAAAATCAACTTCAGTTTCACCCGTGCTATAAGCAATCCAAGAATTTTTTATTTTTAAATGTGATTTAATTTTTTCTGCTGTTTGTAAAGCTAATTTTTCTATTTGTTTTTTAAAATTTTTATGTGTAGTAATGTCTGGACAAAACCAAATATTGTCTCTTAATCTAATTAATTCTTTAGAATCATTAATCATTTTTTTTCTTATTTTTTCTGAAAAAACGTTTTTTAACATAAAATAATTAGATATATTCATAAGTTATTGTTTGTACAAAATTTAAACTATCCTTTTGATTATTAGTTAAATAATACATATTAGTTGATGGAAACATAATAAACATATTGTTTTTAAGTTTTATATCCCAACTTCTACCTTTGCGTCTGTTATCTTCGAAGTGTATTCTAACATTACAGTCTTTAACTTTTACACCATATAACAATGTATAATCTGGTGAATTACGTAAATCTACAGGATCTATATTTAATAAAGGAATTGTGGTTTCTTGAGGCTTATACATATTGCCCCACGTTTGTTTATTAATTAAAGTAAAACCATATTCTAAACCTATATGATCTCTTATATAAGTATTCAACATATCGAATGTTCGTGAAAAGGGAAAAGATGAATCTGTAATGTCTGATGTTATAATGTCGTTTTGTAATTTATCTCGGTCAATGTCCCAATCTTTGGGCATAGCCACATCACCGTAATATAATGCTTGTTCGCTTAATACTTTCTTCTGCATACCACCACCATTTTTAATTTATGCTTTATCGTCTGTCAAGTCCCAGGATTGATTTTCTTCATTCCAATGATACATCCACATATGAGTGCCAGCTTGCATTTGTGATTCTTGTTCTTCTGTAAACGCTGGAGCATCACCAATTGGCGATTGCCATCTAGCTTCCGTTGTATTTTTTACCCAAGAGGCATGTGGTTTTTTTGGAAAAAACATATTATTATCTTCATCCCACTCATAGCCTATACCTGCATAGTTTCCTCTAAATGGTGTTCCGCCATCTTTATGTGTATTATGTGATGTATTGTAAGATGTTTGAATCCACATCTGTGCAGGCCAATTATTGTGTCTCTCTAAATATTGTTGACCTACTGCTTCATCCTCTACACCATCAGCATTTAACATATCTTTGTTATCAAGTGTTAATACTTGAATAACTTTTCCGTTAGCTCCTAATTTTGCAAAATGTGCCATAATGTTTCTCCTTATATATTAATTTTAATTACCATTCAACTATTGAAATTTATACCTAATAATAACAATTCCTGAACCTCCAGCTGCTCCACAAGTGCTTCCGCTAAAGTTACCACCACCGCCACCACCACCAGTATTAGCTGTTCCAGTATTTAATCCTGCACCACCACCGCCTGGACCACCTGATCCAATTGGACCGCCGCCTCGGTTATCATATCCACCTCCACCTCCACCACCTCTTAATGTTGGAGTGGCATTTATGGAAGTTGCAGTTCCTGCACCACCTGGACCTGCAGCACCTCCAGAACCGTTATTGCCTACGGCTCCTGCACCACCACCTCCGCCACCTCCGCCTGGATCAGACGGGGGAGAATTTCCACCGTTGTTACCTTGTGGTGGGCTCACTGGTGGTGTATTACCTGAACCTCCTGTGCCTGTAGATGGTGTGGCTGGTGCGCCTCCACCTCCTCCAGAACCTCCATTCATAGTAGGAGCTGAAGTACCGTGTCCTCCAGAACGACCACCGCCAGCTGATGTTATACTTGAAAAAATTGATTGTGATCCTTGCACACATTTAGCTCCTCCACCACCAACTGTTATAGGGTAAGGGGCAACAGGAACTGCTAAACCTCCTGTAGCAGCGGTAGGACTGGCCGTGTAAGAACAAGCTGGAGATTTTGATTCTCTGTAACCACCGGCTCCACCGCCTCCACCTCTACCTGTTCCACCACCTCCGCCACCTGCGATGACCATATAAGAAACTGTATTTGAACCAGCAGCATTACCTGCATTTGATACACAAAAAGTCCCTGGTCCAGTGAAAGTATGAACTTTAAAATTTGTACAAACGGTTGTAACTGTTCCACCTGTTGCTGCAACAAACGCTGCTGTTACTGCGCTACCTTGTGAACCATCATCAGTCACAATCCAACCCTTTGTAGAATCTATAAAAATTAATGTTACTGCTAAACCATCTACTTGTAATCTTGCATTGACGGTCGAACCACCTATTTTGTCAGACCCATTTTGAATTAAAACCACATTGTTTGTGCCAAAATTATTTGCATAATCAGCTATGGCAACCACCGCTCCTGCTGTTCCCGCTGGTAATGATACTTCAACTTCATCGGAAGACGTATCTACAAAATATCCTTCACCAGCCACTGCTGTAAAATCTCCTGTTTTAACTGTTGTTGTCCATGATGCAGAACCTGTTGCACCAAAGTTTGTTGCTGTGCCCTGATTGTTGATTGTAGCTCCAGATGCAATTGTTAGAGTACCGCCACTAGGAAGATTAAATGTGTCTCCACTATCTCCTAATTGTGTTGTACCACACGCTGTTCTTGGACTTATTTTATTTACTTTTATTTCACTCATATTTAACTAACTTTATATCTTATTATTACTATTCCACTACCACCGTTATGTCCATTATCATCTGGAACACATCTCTCACCGCCACCACCACCTCCGCCAGTGTTAGCTGTTGCATCTGTTCCATTTGTAGTGTTCCCTCTTGTACCAGTTCCTCCACCACCAGCTCCACCAACTCCAGCAGTTCCTCCGTTATAACTTGATCCGCCTCCACCACCAGCTCTTGTTATTGCTGATCCTGTAATTTCTGATGAAACTCCTGCTCCACCTGTCCCACCTGCTGAAGTACTACCACTACCACCTGGAGCACTAGCTCCACCACCACCACCCATTCCATAATGTGGTGCGCCATAACCTGAATTTCCTCCTGGATTTCCTTGAGGAGGACTAACAGGAGGTGTATTTCCTGCTCCAACAGAACTAGGTGAATTACAACTATTTCCTCCACCACCAGAACCGCCCGAAATTCCGTTATAAGGATTAGAACTACCTCCGCCACCACCTGCAGATATTATTGTTGAAAAAACTGAATTAGATCCTGAAGCTCCAACGCCATTACCTGGCATTACTTTTCCTGCACCACCTGCTCCAACTGTTATTGGAAAAGCTGTTGCTGTTACTACAACTCTATTAGGAGCACTTGGTTGACCATCAAGCGGACTTGCAGTGTATGGAGTTACCGGAGACTTATTTTCTCTAAACCCTCCTGCACCAGCTCCTCCTCCGTGATAGCTTCCACCTCCACCACCACCGGCTACGACCACGTGAGAAACCTCATTATTAGCAGCACATGATGAAATAGAAGAAACACAAAATGTACCTGGACTTGTAAAAGTATGAATTTTGCAATTACCAGAGGTTGTTACTGTACCTCCTGTTGCTTGTATAAAAGCTTGTCCTATTTCTGTGTCTTCTGCATTTTGAACATTTATCCAACCTTTTGTAGAATCAACATAAACTAAAGTTAACGCTTGACCATTTACAGTTAATGTTGTGGGAGCATTTGCTCCACCAATTTTTTCTGATCCATTTGGTGATATAATAAAATTATGTGTGTTAAAATTTCTTGCATAGTCTGAAAAAGCTACAATTGCACCTGGCGACCCTGCTGGCAAACTTGCCGTTATAGAACCACTTGAATTTATAAAATAACCTTCACCACTAGCTGCTGTAAAATTTCCTGTTTTAATACTTCCCGTTTGCCAATCAACAGAACCTTCTCTACCAAAACCTGATTGAGATGCACCTGATGCTAATGTAATCGTATCACCACTAGCGCCAATAGTAATTGTATTACTATTCTCGTTAATAATGTTTTGACCACATTGGTTTTGTATGTTGTTTACTTTAATTGTGCTTGTCATAATTATTGAAACCTATACCTTATCACTACTATACCAGAACCTCCAGCTGCTCCATTTTCAGGACTTGTGTTACTACCAGCAGCTCCGCCAGCTCCGCCACCAGTATTAGCGGCCGCAGCGTTTCCAGGACTTGGGCCAGATGCTCCGTTAGCTCCTCCGCCAACTCCACCGTTTCCTGCTGTATTACCTGATGCAGCTCCACTTCCACCGCCACCTGCTTTTGTAATAGGTGATCCTGGAATATGTGTTGTAGCACCTGCTCCACCATCTGATCCATTATTAGGTCCAGGTGCAGTTACTCCTGCAGTTGTTGCTCCGCCACCGCCACCGTGTGCATAGGCAGCATTAGCTCCAGATCCTGTTTTTCCATTATTTCCCTGTGGAGGACTTACAGGAGGTTGATTACCTAATCCTGCACCATTATCAGTTCCTGAAGGACCGGGACCAGGATTTCCACCTCCACCTGATCCGCCATTTCTACCAGGAGCAGTAGGATTAGAAGGTGTTGAACCTCTACCTCCACCGCCACCGGCTGATGTTATTGTTGAAAAAGTTGAGACACCTCCAGCACCACCTTGTCCATTAGTTGGACCGCCTGGTCCTGGACCGAAAGTTCCGCCAGCACCAACTGTAATCGGATAACCTTGAACTGAAACTGGTAAACCAGCAGGTGCATTTAATGGAGAAACTGTGAAAGAACAAGTAGTAGCTCTACCTTCTCTAAAACCTCCTGCACCACCACCAGCAGCTCCACCCCAACCACCACCTTCTGAACCACCTGATCCACCACCACCTGCTACTACCATATAAGAAACTGTGTCTGATCCACCTGAATTTCCTGCACAAGAAACACAAAATGTTCCTGGACCTGTAAAAGTATGAACTTTAAAATTAGTGCAAACAGTTGTTACTGTTCCACCTGTAGCTGCAATAAAAGATTTTCCTATAACATTAGAAGTTGAATCTTGAACATTTTTCCAACCTTCAGTGTCATCAACATAAACAAGAGTTACTGATTGACCCTCAGTGCTTAAAATTGCATTAGCATTCTGACCACCTATTTTTTGAGATCCATTAGGAATAATAGTTAAACTATTATTTTGAAAAGTGTTTGTGTAATCTACAACAGAAACAATGTTGCCCGCTGTCCCTGCAGGTAAATTCATATTAAATGCACCAGAAGATGTATCTGCAAAATAACCCTCGCCATTAGCTGCAGTGAAAGTTGATGTCTTAATAGATCCTGTCTGCCAATCAACAGTTCCTGTTCTACCGAATCCTGTTTGAGTAGCACCACACGCTAAAGTTACAGCCGTGCCTGATCCACCTAAAGTTAAGGTTGAACCACTTTGTTTGTCTATTGCATCTACTTCTATTTTTGACATTATACTATTACTAAAGTCCCTGTTACTGTTACTGTACCAGGTATAGTGATAGGTCCTGCAAGAACACCGTTCTCAACAGTTTGTGTGCCATCAATCGTACCTGCTTGATTTGGTATAAATTCATTTGGAGCCGTTCCGCCTCCGATGTATTGGATTCCATTTACTATTGCCGTCATAATTACTCCTACGTACTTATTTCGTCGATAAATGATGTAACAATATCTAAAGATGAAGCGGTATCGCTTTGAGCTTTAAGTACGTCACCATTTGCCAACACAATTTTTGCACCGCCTTGAATTAGTTCGATTGCAGAGTTTGGTGGAACGCTAACAGCTTTTGCAATAAAGTGATCGTTTCCTCCGTTTACAATCTGACAACTAGCCAAAACAGTTGAAGCGCTAGTATTACAGATTCTGATACCAATAACTGCATCAAAGTCTCCACCAGTTACTAAAGTGACTGGAGATGTACCAACGTTTCTTTGTAAATTGTTTCTAAAATT